CCATCGCCTGACGGGTGGTCAACGGGTTCTTTGCATGATGGGCATAGGGTGGTCATGCCGCAACCTCCTCTTGCCGCCGCGCGAAGTCGGCTTCGAGCATATCGCAAAAGCGGGCCATGTGCGCTTTGTCGGTCTCGCCCTGCTGCCACTTGGCTTTGGCCTTGGCGACCTCGGCGCCGTCCAGCGAAACGCCGCCGTCGTAATCGGCCATGAAGAACACATGCCCGCGGTCCCCGTTCGGCTGGCGCACCTCGCCGATCATCCGATACTGCGGGACCATCTGCCGGAATTCGGCCATGACGCGGGCGAAGCGGTCGGGGATGGACAGCTCTGCGGTGGCGGCGCGGTCCTCCTCGATCTGGGTCAGGATCTTGTCAATGTTTTTCTCGGCGTCCCATCGCGTGAAGGGCATCCCGTCGCTGCGAGTGGTATAGCCGGTCAACTGCTTGTATCCGTCGAGCCAGAACACCCGCTCGCGGCCGTTGCGGCGGCCTTCGCCAAGGCTGATGTTAACGCCCAGCGCCTCGGCGCGCGCGACGAATTCTGGGAAATCCTGCCGGAAGCTGCGGCAAATCGGATTTTCTTTCTTGGTCATGCTTTTCCCCATTCTATGTCTCCCATTTCCTTGGTGGTTATGCCGCGCTCTTGTGCGGCGTCTCGCAGACTCTTCCCGGCTGCGATGCGGGCTTGCCGCAGCTTGCGGCCTTCGTCGTAACGCTCGGCTTGCGCGCGGGGCACATAGCCGTAGGCGTCACACATTGGGCATTCGGCGGCGTCGGCGGCATCGGGCGATACGCTCTGCCACACGACCTCGATAATACCGACACCCTGACAGCGCGGGCAGACGTGGTAGTCTTCGGCAACGCCCGTCATTGCTTCTTACCCTGCAAAATGTCTGTGACATGTTTGTTAAGCGCGTCGAGGTAGTCATAGGCCAGCCGGGCATCGCCTTGGGCGGCCGCTACGATCGTCCGGGCCAGCGTTTCGCTGGCCGTGAACCCTGCTGCGCGTCGCTTGGCCGCTTCTTGGACTTCGTCAAATTTAGACATGTCTTGCTCCTAATGCGTTGTGGGCCGTCGTGCATGGGGGCTCCTGTTTTGGTTAACGATGACGCCCCTGCCGTTATATGTCAAGTGCTTTTTTATGTATTGACTAACGTGATAGAGGGCTTATGTTCGGGGTATTCTTCTTTAGACAATGAGGCTTTTATGAACACTGCAGTCAATATCGATCTTCAGGAAATCATCATCATCAACATCATCGCAAGCGGGTCAGGGTTTGCGCAGTTGAGCGACGGCGGCGAGCAGGTATTTATCCCTGCCTCTGTCGTCAACGGCGCGCAGCTGCAGATCGGCGAGCGGGTGGACGCTGTGCTGGTGCCCAACATGAACGAAATGAGGGAACGGACGCCGTGGCGCGCGGTCCGCGTGCCGCGGGATGGGATTGAGTTGCCGCCGTTGCCCAAGGTTTTGACCGGGCATGATCCGATCACGGGCCGATCGCTTGATCAGATGTGCTTTGACGCGTTGAGCGCGTCGAGCGATTGGTCGGACATTGCGTACATGACGACGCGCGAGGTGGCCAACGAGGTGAAGGCCGATGTGAAGATGGTGGGCAATGCCTTGCAGCGGTTGTTCAACGCGGGCCGCATATCGCGGGCCGAGGTGCACCACCGGGTGGGGCAGGCGCGGGCGTCGTTTATCCTTTGGGCGCTACAGGCGAAGGATTTTGTGGGCCCGGACGCGGAGGAAGAGGCATGAATCGGTTTTATTTTAAATCGGAGGATCAGCTGCCAAACATCATACAGTTCGATCAGCTGGCGCGCGATTTCGATCTGGACCTTGTCTGGCCCAACAAAGAAGAGCGGCCGTGGCACGTGACGTTTAAGGTCGGGCGCCACGGTCCGCGGCCCCAGAAGATCAGCGCGTGGCCGCATCTCTTGAAAGCATACTGGGATCGCGATGGCGGCCCGGTGCAGGGGTCGGACGCAATCGCGGCTCTGATCCTGCGGGCCACCGATTACGCCTATGGGCCGGCGTCTGTAGACGACGATACGTTGATCATGGAGGAGCACCATGCCCCGCCGGTATCCTGATTGGATCTGCGCTGCCTGCGGCAAGCGGCTGGGCCGGGGCGAGTCGAACAAATACGCGACGTGGCATCCGGATCGGTGCGGCGTCTGCAAAGAACACACGCTTGTGACCGAGCCGCGCGATTTTGGGCACCTCAAGCCGAATTGGCGGGAGATCGTTATGGGGAAGGAATTGGGATGACATACATTGGATTGAAAACCTGCCCTAAATGCGAGGGGGCGGGGCAATTAGAATACGAATTCCCCGTCGCAGACTATGGCGCCCCGCATGGCGGCTTTTTGGACACCGAATGGGGCGATTGCGACCAGTGCGGCGGACGACCGTGGTGGTCAACCAGCTTGGCGAGAAGCCGCACTTGCCGACACACGGCCCAGCCCGACTGACGGCTTCTGGCGAGATGCTGACTGGCTGTTCTGCCGGGATGGAAAGTGGCGGCCAGTTGAACCCGGCACATTCCCGCTGGCTCATGGGCTACCCGCCAGAGTGGGACGACTGCGCGGTTACGGCAATGCCATCGTCCCGCAAGTCGCGGCCACGTGGATCGAAGCAGGGATGGAGGACGACCAATGACCGATCATGTAGAAATGCTGCACCTTCTGGCCCTCGATGCGCGGCGCGTTGAAGACAACATCAAGGCCAAGATTCTTTTTGAAGCGGCCGAGTATCTAAATTTTCTGCAAGAATCGATGGGCGACGAGATGGAAATGATGCGCGATGCGCTTATTTCCCAAATCGCTGCGTTGGAGACAGAGCTTGAATCCCTAAAATCTTGATGTCGCGCTCTTTCTCTTGGTCCGCGGTCCGCGCCTCGTAGGCCTCCCGCTCCGCTTCGCGCAACTCGACGATCTTTGCGCGGACCACGCGCATGTCGGTATCGGACAGGTTGCGCGATTTCCACTCTTCGAAGATGAAACGGATCTGGCCGCTGATCGTGCGGCCTTCGATCGAGGCGATGGCCACGATTTCCTCGTACATCCAGCGGTGGACGAGCACCGATTTCCATTTGTCCGTATTCATGTCTGGGACAATATAGGATAATGTGTGAATCGGCAAGAAAAAACCCCGCTGGAGACCAGCGGGGCGAGTTTGAGGCGTCAGGGCGGCGGAAACTACCCATCGACCCCGACAGCTTCGCCCCAACTCGGGCCGATGTCAATATCGCATTTGTTGGGCACGCAGAGCGGCACGGCATTTGACATGATCCCGGACAGCTTGCGGGCCGCATCAACGTTGTCAACGCTGAAGGCCAGTTCGTCGTGCACTTGCAGCATGGGCACATGGCCTGCCTTGCAGCATGACAGCCATGCGGCCTTGGTCATATCGGCCGCCGATGCTTGGATCAGGCGGTTGAGCGCCTTGTAAGTCATCGCACGCTGCAGGCGGGTCGTCGGTCCGTAGGCCGCGATCGCTTCGTCGTATTTCATGGCCTTGTTCATGCCAAACGCGGCGGGCTCCCACATATCGAAGCGGCACTTGCGGCCTTTAATCGAGCGGATGCTGCCGGACGATCGGGGGTCTTCAAGGCGGTTCTGGACGCCCGTATTCAGGGCTTTGAGGAACGGCAGGGTTTGGTTGAACTGCTTGATGACCGCTTTGGCCTCGTCCACCGAGATGTCCAGATCGTCGGCCATTTTCTTGGCGCCCATGCCGTAAATGATGCCCAAGCCCACCGCCTTGGCCTGCTTGCGCGGCAGGCCCGCCATCTCTGCCACCATCGTATGAAAGTCGGTGCTGGGATCGGTGTTGTAGGCCGTGACGATCTCCTCGACGCCCGCCAGAGGGCTGTTGATGCTGCGGCCATAGGCGTCCGCATAGTGCACCGCGAGCCGCGGTTCCTGCTGCGAGAAGTCGATGGACGCCCACTGCTTGCCTTCGTCTGGCAAGAACAGGCTGCGGGTCATGGGCCCGAGGATCGGATCGCGGGACGGGATCTGCTGCATGTTGGGGTTGGACATGGAGATGCGACCAGAGACGGTGCCACCGTCGTCCGACCGGATCTGGTTGATGTGCCCATGCACGCGGCCGTCGGGTCCGACATATTTCAGGATGCCGTCGATAAACGTGCCGTTGATCTTGTTGTAGGCTCGGGCTTGGGCAATCGCTTTGGCGAGCGGGTGCGGGTGGTCGGTCAGGAACGATTTCGTGAACGACGGGGCGCCTTTCTCGGTCCGGGGGTATGGCACAGACAGGGCATCGAAAGCTTTGGAGATGCTGGCGGCGGCCCAAATGTCCACGGGCATGCCCGCAAGATCCTTGATCTCTGCCAAAGCCGCCTTTTCCCGCTTCAGCACTTCTTGCTTCGAACGCTCCGCCCGATCCAAGTCAACGCGAATGCCACGCATCGTCATCTCTATGAGGTAGGGTATTAGCTCTGTCTCAAGCGTCCAGATGTCGGTCAGGCCCTCTGTCTCGATCATGCTTTTGAACTTGGTCCAAAGGTCGAGCGTTAGGGTGGCGTCCATCTCGGCGTATTGGCCGACGTACATGGCGGGCAGCTTCCATATCTCGCCCTTCGGATCGACGCCGAAATCGCGGGCGGCCTCGTTTAAGCCTTTTTCTGATTTGACTTTGCCCAGATAGTCGTAGCCCAGCGCGTTCAGGCTGTAGCTGAAGCGGTTTTCGTCGAGCAGGTTGGCCGTGACCATCGTATCGATCACGCGGCCGTGAACCTCGAAGCCCTCGGCGCGCAGCCAGCCCAGATCGTATTGCGCGTTGTGCATGATCTTGTCGGCGCCGCAGGCCAGCTGCTTGGCCAGCCACCGCTTAACGATGCCTTCGTCAAGATTGCCGCCGCCAAAATGCTTGACGGGTAGATAGCCTGACCAGTGGTGCGTCGCGACAGCATATCCGATCACCTCGCCGTCCTTAGTTGGCCAGCCCGGGCCTTTGTTTTTGAGGTTCGGGTCGCGCGTTTCGACGTCGATTGCAATTTCCTTGCAATCGCTCAAGTCCGGGAGGTGGTCGGGCGGCACCCATTCGGGGTTGTTGGTGAACATCGGGATTTGCAGCTTCGTTTCCATCACTGGCCATCCTTTTCGGCAAATTCACCGCCCAAGGCGCTATACGAAACCTTGTCAACCCACGAATCAGCGTGATCAATCGTGTTCAGCAGGCGGCTTGTCTTAAGCCAATCCATCATCAGGGCCACGTGCATCGGCGTGAGATAACCGTGCTTCTCATAGGCCGCTTGGATGATGATATTCCACCCATCGGCGATGCGCTGGTGGTTCAGGTAGGCATCACCATAGTCTTTTGCTCGATCGCCATTGATCAGCGTCTTGGCTGTATCCAAGATCTCGTCGCGTTTCATATTAGGTAGCTCCGTGTTGCGTCTTCCGGTTCGACGATGAAAAGATTCTGGCGTGTCCGGGTCACGCCGACGTAAAAAACGCGGTGCAGGTCATCGCCCGCCTCGTCCATTGCCGCCGGGCTTAGGTCCGTGAACAGCACGACGTTGCCGTGGATCGTGGACAGCTTGATGCGGGGCGTCGCGTTGAATTTCTCGCCGCTGCGCAGCAGCGCGCGGATGTAGACTTGATCGATCTGCGGCAGCTTATCGAGCGCGTCATACCACGGCATCTCTGGATCGGCCGCCAGCCCGTATTGCAGTTGCAAAGTCGGCATGTCGAAAAACTTGTCTTTGTCGAGGTCAGAGAATTTCTTGTAGCCCCGGCAGACGCGCTTGCCGTTGCCCGACATGTAGTCATAGATGCTCTGGGCCGTGGCGCAGTCAACGCTGCGCCCTTTGCGCAGGCTCTCCCAGCCGTTGACCGCTTGGCTGATCCGCTCTGAAATCGAGCGGCGCCCGTTGCGCTCAAACAAGAGCCCTGCCCGCTTTAACTCGTCCGCCACGGGCGTCAGCATGTAGTTGGCCTGCGCCATCACCAGCCACCCGCCCTCGCGCATGTCCAGCTCTCCAACGCTGTAAATGCGGTCCACGCGGCCCTCTTCGGTCCGCGGCTTGTACACTTTTTTGTACCGACGGTTGATCCGCGATACGATCCGCTCGGCCACCCGGTGGACAGATGCCGGGATGCGGTAGGATTGCTCCAAGATCTCGGCGCCGCCCGGCAGGTTGATGAAGTGGTCGACGTCGGCCCCGGCCCAGCGGTAAATGGCTTGGTCGTCGTCGCCCGCGCAATACATCTTGTCCGAGATGTCGTCCAGCGCATGGGCGATGTCCCACTGCATGGGCGACAAATCCTGCGCTTCGTCCATAAACGTCAGGGCGAAACGGGGGCAGTAGTTGATCCCCTCTTGGACAAACTTGTCGAGGATGTCGGTGTAATCATAAAGCCCCATCGCTTCCTTGTAGCCCCGATAGGCGCGGTCCACGTAGGACACCTCCTCCCACGTGTGCTGGATGCTGCTCAGATCGTATTGCTGGCGCAGCGTTACCTTGCGCAGCCGGGCCAGATTGATCAGCGATAGGATTGGATGGTCCGACGTCACGCCCGCATCGTCGTCGTCCTCCGACACGCGGGTCACGGTCATGGACACGCCGATCTTTGACGACAGGTCATCGAAATGCTCTGCCTGCAACAGCTGGCTCTCGCGCACGTTGCTCATGCGGAAAGCCAGCGAGTGGATGGTGCGGAAGAACGGCAGATCCTTGTCCGGGTCAAAGTTAAATTGTTGGCAGGCCCTCTCCTTCGCCTCCCGCGCCGCTTTCCGCGTGAAGGCTAGGAATGCGATAGAGGTTGGGGAGGTTCCGGTGGCCAACGCCTTTTCCACGATGTTCAGAAGGGTCGTAGTTTTGCCAGTCCCGGGTGGCCCAAAGATGCGAAACATCGTATCCTGCCCTTTCAAATACTTTCAGAAGCGCATACACGGTCTGAACCCCGACGTTGGGGTAGTTGAGGATGTCCCGCAAATCGATGAGATTGATGAACGATTGCACGGGGTAGCTTTGCAAAGCGGCAATCCGGATGATGTGGTTCACGCGGCTGGGCACAAGGCCATCAAGATCCCCCATAACCACAATCCGCAGCGTGCCTTGCGCCAGCTGCTCTCTGCGCAGGTAGACCCGCTCGTGCTTTGCAATGATCTGCCGCACCCGCTCGCGCGACAGGCCGAAGCGATTACCGATCTCCTGAAGGGAAAGCTTCTCCCGGTGTCGAAAGACTTCCATTTAATCCCGGATCTTTTCTAGCTGCTAAAAGACTTGATAAAACCGTGGAAGCTTGTGTGATAGATTATTTGCCCGACAGATCACTTCTTGCATGGGATGTGAATAAAAAAATGCTTCCTCAACTCATAGATCTTTTTGGAAAAAGAAAGATCGATGTAAGTGTAGAATTTTTCAAACCTGAAAAAGTGGAAGGAAGTCCAACTGCTTTTGCTGAGAAATGGCATGATATAATTCAGGAAAAACTTCAACAAAACGATAGGGATAGAGATGCCGGTAAAAATAGAAAATAAAGAATATGAAGCTGTAGTCTTTGATCTGGACGGGACTATATACCCGCTCACTTTTTTTAACAGGATAATTTTTTTCGCTATGAATTCAGGCCATTTTTCTCTTTTTAATACCCACAGAAAAGTAATCTCTTCACTCAGAGGAAAAGATTTTGGAAGTTCCGGTCAATACTACAATGTTTTTTACAGTTCCATAGCTGAAAAAACCGGAAAAGAAAAAGAGGATGTAGAAAACTGGTACATAAATGTTTTTTACAAGAAATTTGAACACTTCCTTAATAATTATTGTCGTCTGCGGGATAATTTCGCTGAATTGATAAAAACTTTAAATGAAAAGTCTGTGAAAACTGGAGTTTTTTCTGATTATGCCAATATAAAAGAGCGGTTAAACGCCCTCGGTTTAGATCACGATATTTTTGATATAACTTTTTCCGGAGAAAAGTACGGTGCTTTGAAACCTGAACCCCGTCCTTTAAGTCTAATGGTTGACTTTTTTGGAGCTGTATCAAAAAAA